TTGACTGATCTTAATATAGAACTACTGCCTTGGCAGCAAGAAGTTTGGGCAGACGACACTAGATTTAAAATAGTTGCAGCAGGACGACGTACAGGTAAGTCCAGACTAGCTGCGTGGATGTTAATAGTAAACGCACTACAGGCAGACAGAGGTCATGTATTTTACGTCGCACCTACTCAGGGACAAGCCAGAGACATCATGTGGACCACCCTTCTCGATCTTGGGCATGAAGTTATCAGTGGTAGCCATGTTAATAATCTTCAAATTAAGCTTGTTAATGGAGCCACTATCAGTCTCAAGGGAGCCGATAGACCAGAAACCATGCGAGGTGTCAGCCTCAAGTTCCTAGTAATGGACGAGTACGCTGACATGAAGCCTGAGGTATTTGAGCAGATCTTGAGACCTGCCTTGGCTGACCAAAAGGGCTGTGCAATGTTCATAGGGACACCTATGGGAAGGAATCATTTTTATGAGTTATACAAATACGCGGAGTTAAGCAATGATTCGACGTACGTTGCATACCACTTTACTTCTTACGACAATCCATTGCTGGACCCGGACGAAATTGATATTGCTAAGAAGTCTATGTCTTCTTATGCGTTTCGTCAAGAGTTTATGGCGTCTTTTGAAGCACGTGGGTCAGAAATGTTTAAGGAAGACTGGGTACAGTTTAGTGAAGATAGGCCCGAAGTAGGAGATTACTACATTGCAGTTGACTTGGCAGGTTTTGAGGAAGTCAACAAGAAAAAGACTAAGAATTCCAAACTTGACGACACAGCGATCGCCGTGGTTAAGGTCAATGAGCATGGTTGGTTTGTTGACAATATCATACACGGTAGATGGAGTCTTGACGAAACAGCAGCTAAGATATTTCAGGCCGTTAGAGATTACCGTCCCATATCGGTTGGAATCGAAAGAGGTATTGCTAAACAAGCAGTAATGTCTCCTTTGATGGACATGCAGAAACGCTATGGTATGTTCTTTAGAGTAGAAGAGTTGACTCACGGTAACAAGAAGAAAACAGATCGTGTTATGTGGGCGTTACAAGGACGATTTGAAAACGGATACATAACTTTAAACAAGGGAGAATGGAACAGTAAGTTTCTTGACCAGTTGTTCCAGTTTCCCGACCCATTAACCCATGATGACTTGGTTGACGCTTTGGCGTACATTGACCAGTTAGCGAATGTGGCTTACGACTACGATTACGAAATCGAAGACCACGAAATCTTAGACGTAGTAGCAGGATACTAATATGAGTGATTTATACGAAAACGAGCCTCTGATGATCCAAGAAGCCCTAGAAGACTGGGTTATAACTAAATGTGAAGATTGGAGGGATTATTACGAAAGCAATTATGAAAGCAGATTTGAAGAGTATTATAGACTATGGCGTGGTATATGGGACCCTGCTGACAGCCAGCGTGGGTCTGAGCGTTCCCGTATTATTTCTCCTGCACTTCAACAGGCAGTTGAGTCTAATGTAGCGGAACTAGAAGAGGCTACGTTTGGACGTGGTAAGTGGTTTGACGTAAGTGATAATCTTGGTGATACTAATAAACAAGACGTGCAGTTTCTGCGTAACAAGCTTACGGAAGACTTTGAAGAATGTATGGTACGTAAGGCGGTAGCAGAGTGTCTTATTAACTCAGCAGTTTTTGGTACGGGCATTGGTGAAATCGTTATTGAAGAAATGAAGGAGATGGCTCCTGCTACTCAACCTATTATGGGAGGAGATTTGCAAGCAGTAGGAGTAAACATCACAGACCGTGTCAAGGTAAAACTCAAGCCTGTACTGCCTCAGAACTTCCTAATTGACCCTGTAGCAACCTCTGTAGAGGACGCTTTGGGTGTAGCTATTGATGAGTTTGTAAGCCTACACCACGTTGAAATGCTTCAGGAACAAGGTGTGTACCGTGACGTTTATGTTGGTCCTGCTGCTCCTGACACCGATCTAGAGCCTGACCAAGATATCACTATTTACAACGACGACAAGGTTCGTCTTACTAAGTACTACGGTTTAGTGCCACGAGAGCTTCTGAATGAGGCTGTAAGCGAAGATGACGAAGAAGAAGTACCTGAGGAAGGCTCTGAGTCACGTTACGTAGAAGCCGTTGTAGTGATTGCTAACGGCGGTATCTTGTTGAAAGCTGAAGCTAACCCTTACATGATGTCTGATCGCCCTGTTGTTGCGTTTCCTTGGGACGTAGTGCCCGGACGCTTCTGGGGTCGTGGAGTATGCGAAAAAGGTTACAACAGCCAGAAGGCTTTGGATACTGAGTTGCGAGCTAGAATCGACGCTCTGAGCCTTACTATCCACCCAATGATGGCTATTGACGCGACTAGGTTACCACGAGGTGCAAAACCTGAAGTACGTCCCGGTAAGATGATTCTAACTAGTGGAGATCCTCGTGAAGTACTTCAGCCTTTCAACTTTGGTCAAGTTAGTCAAATTACTTTTGCTCAAGCAGGAGCATTGCAGCAGATGGTACAGCAGGCAACAGGAGCCGTTGACTCAGCAGGAATTGCTGGTCAGGTTAACGGCGAGGCTACTGCCGCTGGCATTAGTATGTCTCTTGGCGCTATTATTAAACGCCACAAGCGGACACTAATTAACTTCCAGCAGTCGTTCCTAATTCCTTTTGTCAAGAAAGCGGCCTATCGGTACATGCAGTTTGACCCAGAGAACTACCCTGTTGCGGACTATAAATTTAACGCAAGCAGTACTTTAGGAATTATCGCTAGGGAGTACGAAGTCACTCAGCTTGTACAACTACTACAGACTATGCAAAAAGACTCACCATTGTACAACACCCTGATCCAAAGCATTATCGACAACATGAACTTGTCTAACCGTGAAGAACTGTTGGCGGCTATGGCTCAAGCAATGCAACCTAACCCACAGCAGCAACAGATGGCTCAGGCAGCGCAACAGGCACAACTACAGTTCCAGCAGTCCCAGACAGCGGCTTTAGCGGCTCAGGCTCAAGAGTCACAAGCTAGGGCTGCTAAGTTGGCAGCAGAGGCTCAGGTAGTTCCTCAAGAGCTAGAGATTGACAAGATTAACGCTATCACCCGAAACCTTCGTGAAGGTGACCAAGAAGATAAAGAGTTTGAGCGACGTATGAAAGTTGCTGACACTCTCCTCAAAGAGAAGCAGATAGAAGGTAGAACCAATGTTAATAACGCAGAAAGAAATGCAACTCCTGCTAGACCAGATCAACCACAAGTTCAGCGACCAGTTCGCCCGGTTGGACCAACTGGAAACCAAGGTGGAGGAGCTATGTAATGCCCAAGTCAAAGGACCCAAAACTAGCACGAGCGGGCGTAAGCGGGTACAACAAACCAAAGCGGACGCCTAGTCACCCGACTAAGAAGTTTGTAGTAGTAGCCAAAGAAGGTGACAAAACCAAGACCATACGTTTTGGTGACGCCAAGATGACTATTAAGAAAGACCAACCTGCACGACGGAAGTCGTTTAGAGCGCGTCACAAGTGTGACACAAACCCGCCCAGTAAGCTAACAGCTAGATACTGGTCATGCAAAAAATGGTAATACTATGGCTAAAGGCGTAAAACACTATAAGCGTGACGGCACTGAGTTTACAGGTGCTACACACAAGATGCCTGATGGGACACTACACTCAGGTAAAACCCACGGAAAGACATCTGTAAAACTTTTCCATTTTGAAGACTTGTCAAAGACAGCAAAGGAGAAAGCTATGCCCGGCATGATGAAACCCAAAGCTAAAGCAAAAAGCCTACCAAAGCGTGGTCAACGTACGGTTACTAACAAAAAGAAAAAGAAGCCAATGCGTCCCGGTGGACAACGAGGTTACTAATGCCAGCTAAACGTAAGAAAGCTAATGACGCTTGTGCGCGTAAGGTTAAGTCTAGGTACAAAGTCTGGCCTTCCGCGTACGCATCAGGCGCAGTCGCCAAATGCCGCAAGGTAGGCGCTAAGAACTGGGGTAATAAAAGTGGCCGTAAGAAAAAGTAAAAAGGGTGCTGCCCTTAAGAAGTGGTTTAAGGAAGAGTGGGTAGACGTTAAGACAGGTAAACCCTGTGGACGTAAGTCTGCAAAGAAGGGTGAGTCTAAACGTCCCTACCCCTCTTGTCGCCCTAAATCTGTTGCAGCTAAGATGACCAAAGCTGAAAAAGCTTCTTCTGCACGACGCAAGACTGGCCCCAAAGCAATCAAACATGCAGTAACAGCTTCAGGTAAGCGTAGGAAGTCCACAAGAAAAGCTTGACAACTGCATAAAAGTATGATATAATAAAACTATAGTTAACAACATTAGAGGAAACTATGACTCCTGAGCTTGAAACCTACTTCGACAACTACAACGAACTCTTCAACCACGAAGGTTTCAAACAACTCCTACAAGAGTTATCCAACAATGCACAACAATTGGCTGACATTCAGACAGTCAAGGACACAGAAGACCTACACTTTCGTAAAGGCCAAGTTGCTGCTTTCGCTACTGTAATTAACCTTCAGGGTACTATAGAAGCGGCTAGAGAGCAAGCAGAAGCCGAAGAAGAAGGCCCTGTTGATGTATAAAATATATGACTTCCGTTGTACTAACGGACACGTTTTTGAAGAAATGGTAGAGAGTAACGTTACAACCAGTAGGTGCGGTTGTGGCGCGAATGCTACACGTATGGTATCTGCCCCGTCCTTTCACTTAAATGGCGCTGATGGTTCATTCCCCGGCGCTCACATGAAGTGGGTCAAAGAGCACGAAAAAGCAGGTAAACAATAACATCTCCATAATGATAACGATCACGGAGTTTAATCATGTCTAGAGCAACGATTCTAGATCCCCGTCCTGAAGAGGAAAACGCGGATCAAATCGAACAAAACGAAGTTAACGAGATTCAACAAGAAGCAGCAGCAGAAGTTGAGCAACCTCAGCCAGAAGAAACCAGCTTACCAGATAAGTACCAAGGTAAGTCTTTAGAAGAAGTTGTACAAATGCACCAAGAAGCTGAAAAGCTACTAGGTCGTCAGTCTTCTGAAGTAGGCGAACTTCGTAAAGTTGTGGATGACTACATCAGTACTCAAACACAACCTACAGCACCTCAACAGCAACACGTTGAGCCTGAAGACGATATTGACTACTTTACAGATCCTCAAGGTGCAGTAAATCGTGCTATTGAGAATCACCCTAAGATTAGAGAAGCACAGCAGTACACTGAGCAGTACAAAAAACAGTCGTCACTTGCTACGCTTCAAGCCAAGCATCCAGACATGCAAACGATACTTAGTGATCCTAAGTTTGCAGAATGGATCAAGGCATCTAAGATTAGGACTCAGTTGTTTGTAGCAGCTGACCAACAGTACGACGCTGACTCTGCGGACGAACTCTTCTCACTCTGGAAAGAACGGAAGACAGTAGCCCA